GTTCCTTCTCATAAAAATTATCATAAGTAAAATCTTTAATCCATGATTCAATTGGACTTACAGACATTTCTTTCAAATCATTTTGATACTGAGTAACTGGCATTGACAATGAATTAAATTTATCCATATCAGGAATTGATTTGAAATATTCATAACAAGATTTAATAGAATTCACATCATCAAGCAAAGCATATAAATCATTAAAGTATACTTTATTGCCACATAATTCATCACTACTTTTAATAACAAGTTTGCGTCTGTCATCTTTTGTAGTTTTAATTGGCTCCTCATTATTTGTTGTAATTATGAAACGATGAAATGATTGGATTGGAAATTGTGCCACACCTTTGTTATTGATTTTCAAAGTTGGTTCAGTAATAAGACCCTTGATACGACCTTCACTCTCAATAGTTTCTTTTTTACCTAACTCATCTAGATTTACTAAGAATGCTTCAGCCATTAAACCATTAAATTCACCCCATACATCACGACTAGGTTGAGTTGTTTGAAATACTTTTGTTGAACCTATCATTTTTGTAAGAAGTTGTAACAATGTACCTTTACCAGCTCCTTCTTTTGAAATTAATGTAGGACAGATGCTTTTGATGGCAGGATATTGAATCATTTGCGCAATCCACTTAATAAAATAATCACAAACATTTTCATCATTGCCGCACAAAATTAATATATGTTTTTTTATTTTTTCAATAGCATCATCTTTTTGTTCCCATTCAGTAACTAATTCCATATCAAAAGGTCGCCACATATTATAATAATTAGAAGGACATTTTAATCCAGTTGGAAACACACCAACTTCATCATACACACGCATAGTAGGACATTTGAGCCAATCATGGATAAACTGTGTTTCAACTGCTTCATAACTCTTGCCATTGTATTTAAAATCAGTATATTGTAAATGCTCATAAGATGTTATTATTTGTGACTTATTTAATGTAATAACCTTATTTTCAAATTCTTTTAAAAAGAATGATTTATTAATAATCTTACAATGTTTATCCTCAAATTTTGCTTGAACATTACCAAATGTTGCTTCACAAGTTTCTTGTAATTTTACTAGACTAGTTTCTTGTTTATTTGGAACAGACCATCCAGGTGGTATCACAATAGAACTAGAATGCTCCTTATAAGACCATTTCATATTAAGACCTTCAAATTCATTATTAATATGATTTGTTATTTTATCAAGTAAGTCACGATTATTATAATAATCACCTTCCATTAATAAACCATCAAAGCATAATGCTCTAATATTAATATTATCATTGCGAAGAAATGAAATCAATGATTGTAATATTTTATTCTCATAGACACACATAATACGATTGAATGCGCTACCTTGCTCATTATATAATTTTGTTTCAGGTACACTATCAACAATGTGTTTATATTTGGGTAACTCAATTATTTGTTTTTGTATTGTTTTACATTCTTTATCAAAATTTTTAAAAAACATATTTGTTTCCTTTTTATTGAGTTTATCATCATTTAAAGCCTTTAAGAATAACTCCTTGCCATTCTCACCAAACTCAGCTAACACTTCGTCACGATGGTTAATGTAATATTCAATATTAGGACATACAATATTATCTAATTTACATAAGTATCTAGCTATTACAACATGCGCATTTTTCATATCAATGTCAGTCATAACATCTTCACAAAGGAATCCTCTAAATTGCTTAGGTAAGCTTTGTAATGAATTAGGGGAATATAACCTGCCCCCAACTTCTAGTGGAGTATTTTGTGGTAATCTATAAATTCGTTCTATAGTTCCTTTTGTTTGTATATGAGATTGACAAAAACGCTGTAAAATATCATATTTTGTTTTCATATCTTGTTCCTTCATTGAAGAAGAGCAATAATCTTTAAAGGTCTTAAAAGACATATCTGCTAAAAAGTGAATTTTTAAAAGAGGGAGCTGTTCAGTAATTTCCATTTTATATACTATGTTGAGAAAATAATTTTAAGTCATTTTTCCTTAATATTATTAATTCAATTTTTTGGGATTAAATAGTAATCTGGGATTTTCATTGTTAGTTCATAATCTTTAAACATGTCGTAATCTATTTCAATAATGTTAAAGTCTTTGACATCATATGCGTCATAGAATTCATTAGGAGTATAGGTCTTATCATTAACTACAATAAAACACGCTAAAGTTTTGACGGCGGTTTTGATTAGTTTGTTTGAAAGAATTTTGGGTTGCCCTTTAAGTTTAATGGGTTGAAATTGTTTTGTATACTTGACCTTTTCAGCATAGTATTCTTTTTTATAATCAAGAATTTTGTCACGATTAGTGGCATAATGTTTAGCAAAATAGTCGGGTTCTTTAGAAGCCATTGTTTTTATATATATAGAAGAGAAAATATTTAAATTGTTTTTCCTTAATATTAAGGAAATCCAATTAAATTCCTAATTCGTTTTTTTGTTAGAAATATAATATTGGCATAGTATATAATGCCATTAGGAAAAAAACAACAATCAAAAGAATACAAAGCAAGTCCAAATGATGTTATTTACACGCCAAAGTTAGTCGCAATGAAAATGATAGAAATGTCAAATATAACTCCAAATATGAAAGTATTAGACCCATCAAAAGGTGGCGGAGTTTTTTACGATAATTTACCAGAATGTAAAAAGGATTGGTGTGAAATTGTAGAAGGTAAAGATTTTTTTCAATATAATGAAAAAGTTGATTTAATTCTAGGCAATCCTCCTTATAGCATATGGGATAAATGGATAGAACATACAATAAAAATTACAGACAAATTTTGCTACATAATGGGTGTCTTTAATTTTACTGATATGAGAGTTAGAAATATCATTAATGCTGGTTTTGGATTAACTGCGCTTCATTTATTAAAAATAGATTGGTGGTTTTCACCGTCGTATTTGGTTATTTTTGAAAGAGGCAAACAAAGTATTATAAGTGTTGAAGAAAAAAGAGTTTTCTGTGCTAAATGTAATAAAAGGTGTGGATTAGAGAATGAACACTTGTTTCAATCAAATTCCTAATTCGTTTTTTTGTTAGAAATATAATATTCGCATAGTATATAAAAGAATATGTTAGTTTATACATTTTATAAGATAGCAATTAAAGACACAAAGTATTGCTATATTGGTAGCACAACGAATTTGAACAGGAGACTAAACAGTCACAAAAACAGCTGCCATAATTACTTACAACCTAATTACCATTTTAAGTTGTATGAAGTCATAAGGGAACATGGTGGGTGGCAAAATGTGGAATACTCCGTAGTAGGGTTACATGAAGTTGAGTCTAGATGTGATGCGATGGTTCAAGAACAAAAGTATATTGTCCAGCATAAAGCCAATTTAAATTCTATGCCAGCAACGTCCTACAGTTTAAACACCTTAATGGAAATGAAAGATATGACCCCAACAAATACAATGAAGCGGTTAAGACTTACCACGACGATTTGGAAAAAGACCACAGGCAAAGAAAAATACAATGCCTGGCAAAGGCATTACATGAGAGGCAGGATGGCGTATAATAGACAGGCTAAGATGTTGCGATATTGTCTGTTGTAAATAAGTTGTTGTAATATAATATATTAAAAGGACTTAAAGAATAATTAAACAAACATAACACCACCATTACGAATACCAGCGCCGTTCTGTCCAACCATCACTGCTCGTTTTTGAGCGGCAGTAGGTTTGACACCTACAGGCAATACATATTCTCCAGCGTGAACTAATGCTCTTTCTGTTCTATGAACTGGACCACCAAGTTTGAAACCAGCAGCCTTATTAATTTGGGGAGCAATATATTCCTTACCCAATTTAGCGCCAATTGCCGAACCAGCGACACCACCAACGCCACCTGCTAAACCACCAATAGCGCCGCCAATAGCACCTGTTAGAGCAGGGACACCATAATTCACTAAATCACCAGCGAGTCCACCCTTCTTCTTACTAGTGATATACTTCTTAATCTTTTTATCGGTTTCAAGGGCTTTCTTAGCCTCCTTTTTACCAAGCAAAGCTTCTCTGAATTTGCGAAAATCTTTTCCAGCGGACATTATAATTTACACGGAGAAAAGAAAAATCTATAAAAACAAATATAGAATAAATCAACTATGAACCAAAACGCTAAAATAAATGAAACACGAATGTCTTTCATATATTTCTCTCTATATTAAAAATCTAATCAAGCTTGATATACGTCTTTGCCTGGGATTCGCTCGAACCCATAGCAGTCATATCCTTCTCTAACTTTTTGTTTTCTATCATAACATCCTTGTATTTCGTTGTCAAATAATTATGCCTTAATGCGTTAATGCTAATGTGTCCATCAAACATTTTGTTAAGTCTTTGATTCAAAGATGGAGAAGTGAGTTTCGCCCCAGTAGAACCAACTAATAAATATTCTTGTTTCGCAGGTAGAACCGTAATATACTTATTCAAAATGTTTTTCAATTGAACTGGCATATCTAAAACCTGTTTGCCATAGAATTTAGCAGTCTTGTATTTTTGAAAAACTAATTTATTCTTATCAATGTGGTTATCGTCTTCTCCTATAGCCCTTATTTTTAGTTCTGTGTAATCCATTGCTCTTCTTGGAACTACATAAAAACCAGATAAAAGTGAAAGAATAACATAATCTTGTAAACTTTGTATATCGTCGTTACTAATGAATTTCTTTTTGTAAATCATCTCAGCATTTTGTTTGAGTCTCAAAAGAACCTCACGGATTTCATCATTACTGACAGAATTTTCCTTTTGCTTGTCGTTTGATTCTTGTTTATCAATTTCCTCTACATAAGTCTTAATGTCACCCATCATCATTTTCTTATATTCATCAACCTCAGGCGCAATACAAACTAACGCTGCCAAAAGTGTCTTGCGAGTGCCAAAAGATTTTGATTTTAAAAATTCCAAAACATAATCCTTTTGTTTTGTAAATTTATCTATATCGGCATCTTTATCTTCAGGAAATGAATTTTTGTAAATTGTTCTTAATAAAGAGTTGTAAGTTTTCAAACTATTTACAGACAATGATTCCCTTTTTGATTTTAAGGCGGTAGTAAAATCCATTTATATAATTGCTAAAGAAGATAATTTAACCAAATATTAAAATTAAAATATATATATTATTTATAATGCCATCAACAACAGGATTAGGAGCAAACAGTAGAACAATGAATGGATTAAATACTTTGTCAGCAAATACCATCTCAACAGGGTCTTTAGTGGTTGATAATTTACAAATAGATATAGCAGGAACAAGTCCTTTAATTGTTCCGCTTACAACAAGTAATTCAAATATTGCCAACACAGCATTCGTCCAAGGAGCAATTCTTACAGCGGCGGCAAACTACATGGATTTAACAACAAATCAAACGGTGGCAACTGGTATCAAAACTTTTAATAATGCTATAGTGGCAACCCAAATAGAGGGGCCAACCAATAGCGATATTGTGGTTGAAGGCAAAGGAACAGGTGATGTCATTTTAAAAAGTGGCGGCACAAATAGAATAACTTGCGCTGATACTGGGGCGATAACAATTGCTGGTAGTTCAGCACAACCTATGAATATAACAACTACAGGAATTTTGACCCTTCAAAGTGATTTAACAACAGCAATTAATATTGGAGATAATCAAACAAGCGGAGCAATAAATATTGGAACTGCTACTACGAGAACTGGGACAATCAATATCGGAACTGGTGCTGATAGTATTTCTGCCAAAACTATAAACATCGGTAATACTACTGGTGCTGTTGGCGCTCTTAATTTAAAAACAAGAACTATTACTGTCGGCGGTAGTAATTGTGTGAGCATTAGCGCTGACGCAACTACTAATAGTATTCAAGGAACAACAGTAAATATTAAAACTACTGCAACTAGTGGCACTATTAGTATGGGAACAGCTATGACTAGTGGGAATATTGATATTGGGACGGCAGCAAGTTCATCAACAACATTCAATATTGGCACAGGAACTGGAACAAGAATTATGAATATTGGCGGAACAGGAACGACGGTTAATTTGGTAGGGTCGTCAATTACATTTAATACTGTATTACCAACTTCTACTCTAACACCAACTTTAAGTGCTGAATTGGTTACGAAAAATTACACGGATTCCGCAATTACAACAGCAGCAACTGCTTACGCAAAATTAGCAAGCGCAAACGCATTCACATCAACAAACACATTCAATAGTTTTTTACCCACTTCAACAATTTCAGCAACAACCGCTAATGAGCTTGTAAATAAATCCACATTAGACACAGCAATAACAACAGCAGCAACTGCTTACGCAAAATTAGCAAGTGGAAACGCATTCACATCAACAAACACATTCAATAGTTTTTTACCCACTTCAACAATTTCAGCAACAACAGCAAAT